CTCACCCTGACTGTCGTGCGGCCAGACAGCGTGGACGCAGTCGATGCACATCTGCGCGGATTTATTGTCGCTCATGGGGTTAGTCCTCCCGTGCAATCGTTAAAGCTATCAGTATTCCGCTGATCGTTCCCCCCGCGTATCCCAGGAACATCAACCAAGCCGTAGCCCACTCCCCAGCGGAGTAGGCGTGAAAGACGAGGGCCAGGGCGAGGAAGGCGAGGGCGATGGTGGTGGGGGTCATTGTTTAGGTCTCCGATTCGGTGTTGCAGAGGTCGCAGAGGGCGGTTGAGGTTACGGTGGCATTGCAGCCCAAACATAAAAGTGTGTGGCTGATCTCGACCCAGCGAGTGCCGCCGAAATTGTTGTTAACGGCATCTTGGACAGACTTGATTGTCTGTTGATCAATATCGTTGACGTTGAGATGAAACGCTTCTGCGTAGTCGTTGGGGCTGAACGTGTCGGTGTCGGGACTGGCGAACCAGGTCCAGCCGTCGTTGCAGCCAGTGGGGGCGGGGACCGAACGGTAGGAGAGGATGATCGGGTTCATGTGCGTAATTCCTTGTTTGCGTGGTTTGCTGGGGTCGCAAAGAGACACTAGCGCAATCGGGTTGCGTCTGTAAAGGGGGTTTGTGGGGTGGGGGTGTAGATTTATTCGCGGGGGGTTTTGGTGGGTGGTTGTTAGTCGAAATGAAGTTCAGATAGGTGCAGTTCTATTGGGTTTGTTGATGGTGCTTCAGCTTGCTTCAGCAGGTTGAGGCTGTGCTTTTGTGCAAGTTGTGCAATTAGAATGGGCCTAAGTATCTTTAGGTATGCGGTAGTTTCGACTAGCGAGCTTCAGCGGGTGCTGAAGCAAAAGGTTGAGGCGGTTGAGGCTGTGGAGGGTTTTGGGGGAATAGTGCGTTTTGATTGATATCAATGGCTTAGGGTGGTTTTGGCTTCAGATGGTTGAGGTGGTTGAGGCTAATAATGGGAATTTGCGGTATGGTTGAGGCTGTCTCCCCCCCCCCTAAAGGGGGGGAGCCTCAACCGCTGAGGCGTGAGAGGGTGAGGATATAGTGGGAGGGGCGCCGCTGGCGACGGGAGGCTGTTGCGCGTTTTGGGGCGCGGTATTAGAGTACCGTGCATGGACAAGACGCAAACGAACGGAAACGGGAAAGCCAGACGCCCCGAGGGGCTGAACAGGCTCGTTATCCCCGCGCCGCTTGGCAAACCGCCCGGTGCGCAAGCTTTGACTACGCGAGACATCAAGCGCGCTATACATGACGCGGCGGTTGATTGCCGTCCAGGTGGCTTTGCGGAGTACCTGGTGGAGCTATCTCGCAGCGACGTAGCATCAGACCGCGCAACGTTTGCCGGCTGCGTCCTGCGCCTCCTGCCGACAGCACAGCCCGCGAGCAACGGCACCGCGGTGACGATCAACCTTGGCTGGCTGTCAGGCCGTGCCGTTGCCGGCAGCTCTCACGTTACGATCGATCAGCCCGCAATCGAGTCTGACAATGCTGACGTGTAATCCGCGCCGGATGTGCCCAAAACACGCCCAAAACGGGGGGCATAATACCACCCGGCATTGCACAGCGTTGATATCGCTCAACAATCTTGTTCTCATAATGGACATTATGCGACATTGCAGTGCAGCATGACGATGGTGCAGTGCGGCATGCCCTGGCAAAAACACCCCCCCACCCCCCCAAAAACGGCAGGGGGGGCGCCGCCGGAACGCTGGTCCCCTCCCCCCCATGCCCACTCCCGTTTTTATTTTTTTCACAAAAAGGCTTACAACATGCGCCCCTTTATCCTCGCAGCGATCCTCGCCCCGCTCGCCGCACACGCGACCACAATTCAGGTTTGCGATGGTGAGTTCGCCCTGTGCGCCGCCAGCCCCACGACCGCAGTCCCCGGCCAGACTATCAACGTCAATGGCGTGACATTCGCCCTTGGCACTTCAGTCTGCCCCGTCCTAAAAGGCCCCGCCTTTGCCGACATGGACTTGATGAGCAACTCCTGCGCCAAACCAGCCCCCGGCAAGGTCTGGAGCCTTTTCCAGCCCCGCAAGCAATTCCCCCAGGCCCCGACCTGGGCGACACAGCCCTCCGCGTTCAGGAAGTTTACCACCACCGCAACGCCCACTGGCGGGATGAGCAATATGTTCAGCTTCCCCTGCACAGTTAGGCCAAACAAAATTAACGGCACAAAGCTGGCTGACTGTTACGGACCAATGAACGAAAGCCTCACTGGAATAGCCGTTGCGCCAGGAACAGAAGTTATGACGCAGTCACCAGAAGGCGCAGCCAACCCTGTCGGTGGCCCGACTCCGTAGAGCAAAAACAAAAGCATGGACATTAACGAGTACAAGCCTCGCTCCGTCTTTTTGCCCTTGCACACGCGCAAAAAGCGTTGGGCCGTAGTCATCGCCCACCGCCGCGCCGGCAAGACCGTTGCCATGTGCGCTGATCTTGTCATTGGCGCGATGGAATCAGATTTGCCCAAGCCGCAATTCGCCTACCTCGCCCCATTTCGCGAGCAAGCCAAAAAGGTGGCCTGGAACTACCTTAAAGAGCTAACCAAACCCATTCAGGCAAGACCGCCAAACGAGTCTGAGCTAAAGATCACCATAAAAAACGGATTCGGCAACGAGTCCACAATTTACGTTGGTGGCGCCGATCTCCCCGACAACTACCGCGGCATGTACTTTGATGGCGTAGTACTAGACGAAGTGGGCCACATACGCCCCAGCGCGTGGTACTCGGTCCTACGCCCTGCCTTGAGCGATCGCCGCGGCTGGGCAATCTTCGCCGGCACTCCCAGCGGCAAGAACTTCTTCTGGCAGATGCGCGAAGAGGCTCGACTGAACCCTGACACGCACCTGATGATGGAGCTACCCGCGTCAAAAACGGACATCTTGCACCCTGACGAATTGCGAGACGCCCGCGCACAGATGACGGAAGAGACTTATCTCACAGAGTACGAAATCAGTTTTGACGCCGCCATCCCCGGCGCCTATTTCGCAAAGCAGATTGGCATTGCCTACGACGAGAAGCGTGTCGCATCGTTTGCGCCAGACCCTGAGTTTAGCGTTGACCTTGTTGCCGACCTTGGCTTTACCGACAGTTGTAGTTGGTGGGGTTGGCAAACAACGCCAGACGGTTACCGCATTGTTGATTTTTACGAAAACGACAACCAGCCCATTAAGCACTACATCGACTGGGTAAAGTCACGCGCATACAAGGTGGGCACTGTCTGGCTTCCGCACGATGCCAAGGCAAAAAGCCTTCAGACCGGCAAATCAATTATCGAACAATTCCTACAGGCCGGCATCCACCCGCGAATAGTGACTGACCTTTCGCTGCAGGACGGCATCGAGTCTGCGCGCCTGATATTGCCCAAGTGTTATTTTGACGAGACCGTCACTTACGACGGCGTCGAACACCTTCGCGCCTACATGCGCGAATGGGACGAGCGCACTCAGACCTATCGCAGCCGGCCAAAGCACGACCAGCACAGCCACGCCTCTGACGCGTTTAGGTATTTAGCCATTGCCGCGCAGCCGATTGCAAAGCATAGCACCCCCGGCGTAAAAAAGGTACAATCGGCAATTAAAGGCGCAAATTACACGTTTGCGCTTGACGACATTTGGGATTGCCAAAACACACAGGGCGGGCGGCTAGGTTAATGGATGCACAAACGCGCATTGAGTCGGACACCGACTTTGCCAACACGCCAGTCGGCATGGCCCAGCGTTGGGACACCGAAATTACGGCATCAAAGAAAGAATTAAAGAGATGGCACGACGATGCCATCAAGATTACGCGCCGATACCTTGACCGCCGCGACGATTTTGGCCGCGACGAGTCCCGCGTAAATCTTTTTTGGTCAAGCATGAAGGTCTTGCTCAGTTTGCTCTACGCTCGCCCGCCCAAAGCTTCTGTTGCGCGATCTTTTTTAGATTCCGAGGACGACCAAGCCCGCGTTGCCGGCATCATAATGCAACGCATGCTCAACAGGTCTTTTGACGACAACATCTCCAATTGGGATGCATCGATTCGGCAGGGCATTGAGGATTGGCTGATTGTCGGCATGGGGCAGTGCTGGCTGCGTTACGAGGTAGAGACGCAGGAAGAACCCATGCCACCAACAATTGACCCCATGACGGGCGTCGAGGTTGATACCGGCGAGACGTTTGAGCGCATTACAAACGAAGACGCGCCGTTAGATTACATTTACTGGCAGGACTTCTTTTATTCGCCGGCGCGCACATGGGAAGAGGTGCGCTGGGTTGCGCGCTGCGTGTACATGACGCGAGACCAGCTTATTGCGCGCTTTGGCGAAGAGATTGGCAAGACTGTTGCGCTTACAACGCAAGCCGGCAGCAATGACATGCGCCTTAACAATGAATCTCCCAAGTACGACCCCTGGGCAAAGGCTGAAGTCTTTGAGATTTGGGACAAGATCAGCAAGATGGTTTACTGGATGGCAAAAGGCTCTGATGTCATCCTTGACTACAAAGAAGACCCGCTTAAGCTTGATGGATTTTTCCCTTGCCCAAAGCCCCTCGCCGCCAATCTCACCAGCAGCAACTTTATCCCGCGGCCAGACTATATTTTTGCGCAGGATCAGTTTAACGAACTGGACGAGATCAACACGCGCATTACTTGGCTGACCCGCGCCGCGAAGATCATTGGCGTGTACGACCGTAACGCTGACGGCATTCAGCGCATGTTCAGTCAGGCCGCGGAAAACCAACTAATCCCGGTAGACAATTGGGCAATGTTTTCCGAATCGGGCGGAATCAAGGGCAAGGTTGATTGGGTGCCGATCGATCAGGTCGTCAACGCGATCGATCACCTGAGACAATACCGCGCCGACAAGACACAGCAGATATATGAGGTGCTTGGCATCTCCGACATTATGCGCGGCTCATCCAAGGCGTCTGAGACCGCCACCGCGCAGCAGATCAAGGCGCAGTTCGGGTCCACGCGTGTACAGCTTAGTCAATTTTACATTGCCGAGTGGATCACTAGCTTGCTGCGCATTAAAGCCGAAATCATTTCCAAGCATTTCCAGCCAGAGACCATTGCTGCGCGTTCAAACATTATGCGCACGGCGGACGCGCAATACGCAGATCAGGCGATCCAGCTTATTAAAGACGAGCATCTTGCTGAGTATCGCGTAAACGTCGAGGCAGACAGCATGGCATCGATGGATTGGAGCGCGGAGCGCGACAGCGCAACGCAGTTCTTGTCTGGTCTTGGCGCCTTTGTAAGCCAAGTGGCGCCGCTAGCGCAGATGATGCCACAAGCCGTTCCGTATCTGCTCAAGCTCTTGCAGTGGAGCGTAAGTAAGTTCCGCGTTTCGGCTGACATCGAGGGCGTTCTTGATCAGGCGATTGCGCAGATGCAGCAAGCCGGCATGCAGCCTCCGCCGCCAAACCCAATGCAGATTGCAGAGGTTGAGAACAAGAAGGCTCAGGCCGCGGAGCGCCAAGCTAACGCGCAGGACACCAATGTCGATACGCAAGCTAAAGTATTCCAGATGAATGCAATGGCCCGCCAAAGCATGCAGCCCAATTCCGGTCTTCCCCCGATCACAGGACAATAGCCATGCAAGCCAAGATGCAGATCTACGCTGAAATCCTGCGCCAGATCGGGCGTATGCCCAACGACTACAAAGAACCCGACATGGAAGAGATGGACGAGGAAGACGACGCCGGCGAAGTCGGGGAACCCGCGGGACATCATTACGAAAGCCCAGAATACGAAGCCGCCGAAGAGAAGGGCGCCAAGATGGTGCTAGGCAAGAAGGCGGAAGCGGTTCGCACCAAGGGGGAGAAGAAGCAAAAAGATGATCGAGGTCTTTAATGGCTGATTCATACGACGCTGGTTTTATGGGCGAGGAGACGCCGGCAGAAAAGCTGGAGCAGACACGCGCCATCATCAATAGCTTGCGCCAATTTAAGGACATCCAAAGCAAAAAACTCGGTAGTGGCGATTGGTGGAAAAGTCAGGTTTCTCTGGACACGCCACAGGATCAAGACCTTGTAGACGCTGGCAATGACATTGCTATTGGGTTTACCCCAGGCCTTGGCACACTACAGTCAGCCCGCGACTTTGAACGCGCAAGGCGTGAAGGCTCACCGTTAGGCATGGGTCTGTCGGCGCTTGGTATGATCCCATTTTTTGGCGGAGCAACAAAAGGCGTAAAAGCTGCGCTTGGCACGTTAAAAAAAGCAGACAACACAAAACAAATAATTAAAACTTTGCGCGGGGCTGATCATCCAGACATGGTTTCTGTTGCGCGTCCCACGGTTCCAGGTCGCGGCAAGTACGGCGATCCAGACACCGATATGCTTTTGCAAGACACAGACCGCATGCGGATGTTGGAAGGTCCAGCGCTGTCTACTAGTACGCGCATGATAAAAAACTTGCCGTTTATGAAAAATTCTACTGCATCAGGCCGTCAAGCAATTTTAACTGACGCTGTGCAACGCGGTGCTGATAATGCCGAGTATATTGTTAATAAACTTACGTCGCCGGAAGATGTTGATCTTTCACGTAAATGGTATGGCACTGCTAACAGATTGTCTGGCAAAAGCGCGACAGATGCTGGCATGGACCCAATGGTTGGGCATGCAATTACTGCTAATTACTCACCCGGCACAGATTGGAACGTAAATATTGCGCGCCAACAGCGACTAATTGAAATGCTTCGCAATAAATTTGATTTAGGTGAACCGTCTGCAAGAAATGCGGCAAAAGATTACGCTACAACGTTAATGAACAACCCAAAAAGTTTGTTGCAAGGAAGATATTCGCCCAAAGAAATTAACGACATTCTAGAAACGCCCTTTTTAGATTTAAAAGACGAAGGCAAACAGCTTGTTAAAGTAATGGCAACAGATGCTGCTCAAAACAGGCGTCTTGTGCCGTCTTATGATCCAGCCGGAAACATTATTGACCCTGACTACAGTCCAATTACATGGGGAAGCGGCGCTGATCTAAAAAAGATTGTTTCAATCTTGCGTAACCCCACACGCGAAACAATAGCAGAAAACCTTGGTGGTCTGTCAAAGGTGCCGTCGTTCTACAACAATATTGCTGCGCCAAAATCACTTGCTCGCGTTGTTACCAACGACACCCATAACATGGGCGCGGTAAATTTCTTACCTGTGGGGCAAAAAGACCTTTTGGTTGGTAGAGGGTTTGGTGCTTTGCCTACGGGCGGTGGAAAAACGCAAGGCGTTGGGGGTCATTACGGAATGTACAATGACGCCATTGGCGAAGCTGCCGACAGGTTAGGTTTTCTTCCAAATGAAACTCAATCAGTTGTATGGGAAACCACCCGTAAAATGTTTGATGGAATTAAATCTCAAAAACTAAAAGACGCTGCTGTCCAAATTTGGCGCAATGAGCCAAACGCAAACAAAGCCCGCGATAAAATCGTTGAAATAACTAAAGCCGCTCGCAAGGAAAAAGATTTACGGGATAAATAATTTTTACAATTTATGCAAAGGCATTTTAAGTTCTTCTGGAAGGTCTTCTTCTAGTTCCCAATTCCACTCATCTGGAACAACGCCCATGTAAAGATAGTCAATGTAATTTTGACGGTTCATGGGAATACCGCGAGATGCAAAAAACTCTTTAGCTTTTTCAAACATATTTTTATCTTCCATACTTCACCTGTTGAGAAAAACGGAACACATCATGCCACGCTACAAAATTGATGCAAAGACAAAAAAGCTTGTAGAGATCACCACAGAACGCAAAGCAGATCGCAGCAAGGGCGACCGATCCTTGTGGAACGACACGCACTACGAAGGCGCAAAGACAACTGACGGCAAAGACATTGGCAGTCGCAAGAAGCACCGCCAATACATGCGTGATAACAACCTTACGACCAGCGACGACTACAAAAACGAATGGAAGGCCGCAGAAAAATCACGGGACGACTACAGAACCCGCGGCGGCACAATCACAAAAGATGACATTCGCAGAGCCATCCACCACCTTGAAAGTCAAAATTAATGGAAAACGAACCGTCTATCCGTGAGTCGATCGAAGCTGCAATGCCAGAGGAAGACGACACCGTTGAAACGGTTGCAGACAATGCGCCGGCGCCGGAACCGTCTCTAAAAGAAGAAGCGCGGCCTGAGCGCCAGAAGCTGCGCGCTGCTGATCCCAAATCCCCCGCCGGCGCGAACCCCTTGCAGGAATCCCGGTCTGACGAGACCGGTATAACGCCAGGACCGAAATCTGGCCCAAAATCCTTTGAGGGAAAAGCGCCGGCCTCCTGGCACCCTGAGACACGCGAGCATTGGGCTGCGTTGCCCGAATCCGTGCGTACTGAGGTTGCTCGACGCGAGCGTGAAGTGCAGTCAACGCTCAAGGAGACTGCAGAGGCGCGCAAATACGCAGAGCAAATCGAGCGTACAATTGCGCCTTATCAGATGTTCATTAAGGCCGAGAACAGCAACCCGCTCCAGGCGATCGATAGCCTTATGTCCACCGCCGCTCGATTGAGAACTGGATCAGCGCAGGACATTGCGCAGCTTGTGTCTGGCTTGGTTAAGCAGTTTGGCGTTGGGCGTTTTGGGCAAAGCTTTATTGAGCAATTGGACAGCGCCCTGGTGGGCGAGATTCCCCGCGTGGACGCGCAACAGCAGCAGTTACAACAGGCGATGCAACAGCAGCTTGCTCCAATCCAGCAGTTTATGAGCCAGCACCAGAACGCACAGGCGCAAGCGCAATCCAACGTGGCGCGTCAGGCCGAGGGTGAGGTTCTGGACTTTATCGAGAAGGCCGAATTCGCGGAAGATGTGCGAGAGGACATGGCCGATCTGATGGAGATGGCGCAGCGCCGCGGGCGCGACCTATCTCTTGGCGATGCATATCGACAGGCTTGCGCCGGCAACGAGCATGTACGTTCCGTGCTAGTCGCTCGACAGAAGACGCAGGGCGCACAGAAGTCACAGGGCGCCGCACAGAAGGCAAGGTCAGCCGCGGTGAGTGTCAGTGGCGCGCCGGCGATGGGCACGCCCCAGGGCGGCTCCCTGGACGTGCGCAGCGCAATCGAGGCGGCTATTGCGAGCCACAGCCGTTAATGCTAAAGAATTAGGACTACTTGCGGCATTTTTTGTTTGTTTTTTGATACGCTGGACGTTTAGTTCGCAAAGCATCATCCCCCAGGAACGCTTTGCGAATTAAACACCACCGGCTTAATTATTTGACAAATAAAACTGTGCCGCAAAATACGAGCAGCGAATAACGCCACCGGAGAGCTAACGCTCCCACCGTTGTATCGTCGCGGTCACTATGCCATCGAGCCTTAGCTCGAACATGAGGCGACCACATTAGTTCCGCTGCCGGAACAGATATGTGTGTCACGCGAAACAAACACGTTTCGTGAACCCTTCCTCATGGAGATTACAAATGGCTTTCCCGAATACTACGGACATTGTCGCTACGACGATTCAGAGTCGGTCCCGCGCTATTGCGGACAACGTCACCAAGAACAACGCACTGCTTGCCAAGCTCAACATGCGCGGCAACATCAAGCCCATTTCGGGCGGCAACACGATCTTGCAGGAACTGAGCTACGCGCAGAACGCCAACGGCGGTTTCTACTCGGGCTACGATCTGCTTCCGGTCGCGGCGCAGGATGTCATCAGCGCGGCTGAATTCAACATCAAGCAGCTTGCTTGCCCGGTTGTAATTTCTGGCCTTGAGATGCTGCAGAACAGCGGCAAGGAACAGTTCATCGACTTGCTTGAAGGCCGCATCAACGTAGCCGAAAGCACGATGTCCAACCTCCTGGCGCAGTCGATCTACAGCGACGGCACCGGCAGCGGCGGCAAAGAAATCACCGGCCTCAACGCCGCTGTGCCTTCTGACCCGACCACCGGCACCTACGGCGGCATTAACCGCGCCACCTGGACGTTCTGGCGTTCTCAGTTGTACGATTTCTCCACCGCATCGGTCACGCCGTCTGCGACGACCATCCAGGCTGCGATGAATTCGATGTGGGCCAGTCAGGTCCGCGGCTCAGATCGCCCTGATCTGATTGTCTCGGACAGCATCTACTGGACGTACTTCATGACCTCGCTTCAGGCGATCCAGCGGTTTACTTCGCCGGAAGCCGGATCGCTTGGTTTCCCGACGATCAAGTTCATGGATGCGGATGTCGTGCTTGACGGCGGCATCGGCGGTTACATCGGCGCCTCGCTGATGTTCTCGCTCAACACTAAGTACATCTTCCTGCGCCCGCACAAGGATCGCAACATGGTCGCACTAAGCCCGAATAAGCGTTATTCGGTCAATCAGGACGCGGAAGTCCAAATCCTTGGCTGGGCCGGCAACCTGACGACCTCTGGCGCTCAGTTCCAGGGCCGCATTCAAGCCTAAGTAGCCGTGGTGGCTCACCTTGCCTTGGCGGGCTTGGTGAGTCCCTCGACCGCCAAGGCATTTTTTTAACTAGGAGAAATCAAAATGGCTCAAGCTACGATTGGTATTTCTGCTGCTCAGATTGTCGCCTCGACCGGCACTCCTGATTTTCGTCTTGGCACCATTGGCGGCTACGACAGCCCGACCCTTGGTTATCAGGAGTTTGTCTACGGTCAGGCTAATGGCACAATCACCGGCGCCGGCTATGGCGTTGTCGAATTGACTGGCTTTGATTTCATCATGGCAACGGTCACGCAGACGGCTCCAGGCACCGCCGGCTACGGCACTCGCTTTGCCGCGGCACAGGCTGCGCTTGCGGACAATGAGTACGGCTGGTTCCAGATTTACGGTAAGGGAAGCATTCGTACTTTGGCCTCCGCTGCTAAAGGCACTCGCCTTAACTCGACCGCAACCGGCGGCGCTTTGGATGATGACGGCACAGCCTCTTCAGAGGCTATCACTGGCATTGTCATCTTGACTGCCACCGGCGCCTCCGCCGCGACGAACGCTGATGCCGTGTTCTCTTATCCTTCGGTTGCGGAGACTCTGTAATTTCTAACAACAGCGCGGGGCAACGTCTCCGCGCTGTTTCTACCAATAACAAAAGGACACAAAATGGACACCACCACAGCGATTACTGCGCCGACCGATTGGAATAACGTATCTGACGCAGTTGATGACGATTCCAACGGCTCACGTTTTAATAATGATGATAAGTTGCATGTTCAATTTAGCCGACGCCCAAAAATTCAACCCGGTGAATCGGATAAAGCTGGCCGCGCTATTTATAAAGAAATTGATTACATCACAATCATCGTTCCAGGCGACAAGGCGAGCATTGTCGAGCGTCCTGTCCAATCTTACGACGCTACTCGCTTTGCTGCGAAGTATGCCAATTGGAAAGCCAATGCCGGCGTGGTTCAAGAAGGCACTCCGATTTCTTCTTTGCCAAAAATGACGCCCAGCAAAATTGAAGAGTATAAGTATTTTTCTATCCATACCGTTGAGCAGCTTGCTGCTGCGTCAGACAGCGTGGGCCAGAAATTCTTTGGCTTCCAAGATGACAAGCGATCGGCAAATGCTTTTCTAGAGATTGCCAAAGGAAATGCGCCGTTTGAGCGCATGAGCGGCGAACTCAAAGAACGCGATGCAAAGATCGAAGAGATGCAGTCTCAGATTGAGGCGCTTAATAAGATGATGAACAAAGCCAAAAACTAAACATAGGCTGGGTTAGATGGCTTTTCAGATCATCCAAGATGCGTCTCTATTAGCCATTGTGCAAAACGTCGCGCAGATGGTCAGCTATCCCACGCCATCTGACCCAGCCGGCGACACGGACCCATCTGTCCAGCAAATGGTTCAAGCCGTCAATATGTCGGCAACTGAATTACTTGGCCTGTACGAGTGGCAAGAACAAACGCGAACCTATTCAATTCCAATCGCTGCCGACACTCCCGGCCAGACAGAGCAAGCTTTTGATCTGCCGGAAGATTTCTACGAGTGGATTGACCAGACGCAATGGAACAGCACAAACCAATGGCCCGCTATTGGGCCTATCAGCCCGCAAATGTGGCAGAACTTGTTGGTCAGGACCGTTTTGCCAACAATGTCCTTCTACTGGCAGGTGCGCGATAATTCTCTCTACATTCTGGCGCCGCCGACTGAAGCGCAAACGCTGACGTTCATGTATCAATCGCTGGCGTGGGTTATCGATCAAGATAACCCAACCCTGTACAAGAACCGCGCCACCAAAAATGGCGACATAATTACGCTCGACGCATTTTTAGTTACGCTTTACACGCGAGCCAAGTGGCTTGAGATGAAGGGCTTGGATTCATCCGCGGCAATGCGAGATTTTCATGTAAATTTTGAGAACAGAAAAGGCCAAGAAAAAGGCTCGCCTGTTTTGAACATGGTGCGTTCTTACGGATTCCCGTACTTAAACGCTCTTTACAATACGCCTGACACTGGCTTTGGTGGCTAAATGCCGTCAATTGCACTCAAACCGTACAAGGTTCCAAGGCTTTCAGCCTCGTCGCAAGTATCGTTGATGACCAGCGTCCCAGCCCCCGTGGGCGGGTTGAACTTTCGCGATCCAATCAGCGAAATGCCGGCCACAGACGCAATGGTAATGGATAACTTTATTCCACACCGCACAGGTTGCTTGTTGCGCAATGGCTGGCAATACAGTTGCGCAAGCTTAACTGATCCAGTTGTCTCTTTGTTTACCTACAATGCAGCCGACAGTGCAGACAATAAAATATTTGCAGCTTCTGGTGGAGATATCTGGGATGTCACCGGGGCAACTGCCGTTTTGTCTCAAGCATCCACGGGATCAACGGCTGATGTTTGGAGTACTACACAATTCGCGCTGGTAAGCGGCGAGGTTGTTTTGTTGGCGGTTTCTCCTGGCGCCGGGTATTGGGTTTATGAGGTGGCCGCTGGTTGGACACAAAAGACTCCCACTGGTTTGCCAAGCGATCTTTTGTCTGTAGCCGTCTGGAAAAACCGCGTCTGGTTTACCGAAAACAAGAC